AACTGCTTACGGCGAACCCCAAATGGCGTATCGCAGCACTTCCGCTAGGTTTGGGTGGACTTCACGTTGGGTCCAAGGCTGTAGGGGACGTACCCATGTACACCACGACCTCCGGTGAACGCGTTCCCTATTTCACGGAGTTCACGGAAAAACAGAGTAACGTACTGGACATCGTCAATGCACTTGGTCTAGATTACCGTGTAATGAAAACGGGCGCAGAACGCTTGCAGTACTCGGTTCATCCCCATTCACCGTTGTATCCCTTTATGCGTAAACTCGCCTCCTTCGGTCTGTACGATCAGGACACGTCACTAGAAGCCCTCACCTGTACGCACAGAAAATCAGCTTCGGACGGCATTCGGGAGGACCTCATCAGTCTGGCACAAGTCGCAGATGTGCTAGGGACGTTGGCTCTTGCAGTACCAACTACTGGGAATCTATAACTTGTCTTCCTAGAGACTTCGACCTATCATTGTGGTTGGAAAATCTCTGGAACGCAGAGCGAGGACGAAATGGACATTGCACAGATCATGAAGAGGCTCGACGAGAGCCGCACTGTCGAACAGGCCGCGATCAAGACCGCTTCGGTCAAGACCGAAACGCCTAACGCCGATGCGCTTCGCTCCGCTCTTCGCACTGCGTTGAGCAGCGAATCCACTACGGAGAAAGTCGCGTCCATGCCGCCCAATGACGCCACCGGTACCTTGCTCAAGATGGCTGAGGACCTGACTCACGCGGAGTCAGAAGCTCTGACGAAACAAGCCCAAGTATATGGCGCGGCCATGTGCGACGGCTTCATGAGCCGTTTTGGTCAGTATGAAAAAGCGGCGATGGAAGTCGCACCGGTACAAGCCATCAAGACTGCCGCTGCTACGTCTCCTTCTACCGGGGACGCCGATCTGGACGCCATCAAGACCGCTGCGGCTGACCCCGGTTTCCAGAAGTTTGCCAATGAGAACCCTGACCTCGTGAAAGAGGCTTTTGACCTGGGGTACCAATCCGAATGGGGTCGGCTCGTCAAGCAAGCCAATGACGAATTCGAACAGGGGTACAACGACACCATGACGGAGATTCAAAAAGTCGCCGCCCAGGTGTACGCCGATGGCGCTATCATGGCCAACGAAATGGTTCGGGCAGCCCAAGCTCAGTAAGTCACATGCGTTACCGCACGGAAACATTCGCGCTCTATAACGCCCTTTTCGCAGAGGCTCACCAAACCTTAGCGAAAGAGGCGATGACCAAAGAGGGGCGTGGAATGTTCAGCCGTCTCGGCAGCGGTCTGAAGGCTATGGGTGAGGCGTGGCGAGCAACATCGCCCGCAGCCCAACGTGCGGCTGAACTTGCAGCACGTGACGCAAAAATGACGGAGATGGCTGGTGCATTGAGTGGAGCCGATAAAGCAAAAGCTCTCGCAGAATCAAAATTACAGGGACTCCACCAAACCCACGAAACTGCGCGCAAAGAACTTGAACAGTTCCACGCAAAACCCGGTGCCCTTACAAGCGCGCAACGCTGGCGAAATATAGGTCTCGCCGGTACTGGCGTAGGAGCGGCTGCAGTCCCTGCTGCGTACTACGCTGGACAAAGCGGTGCCGAACAAAAAGGTCGCACTTCACGGAACCTCGCTTTTGGAGCCGGCGCTGCCGCAGGGCTGGCGGCCCCCCAATTAGTGACGGGCTTGGGTGCCATCGCTAATTCGGCCGGACAGACGGGTTTGTTCCCTGAAATGCAAGGTATGGGTTTTGATCCTAACAACCCACAAGGAAGTTATTGATGGCACGGGAACAACTGCCATCTGTGCAAGATATTGCACGGCAAGTCCTTCGGGATGTAGACGCGGAGAATCACGTCAAGCTTGCCGAGCTACAAATCCTTCGCGGGGTACTGAGCCCACGTACCAAAACGGAACTGGGGCATGACCTCATGAAGTTAGCCTCGGCATGCGCTCAACATAGTGAAGAACCTCAAATCACTACTGAGGACCTTGTAGAATTCGCAGTCCGGTGCAATAGTGCAAGATGAACTTCGAAAACTAGCGCAACTTTTACGTGAACGTGCCGACGAGTTCGATAAGCGTAGGCTTATCAAATGCGCTCAGATTATTCGAGGCGCCGTAGGGCTTAAACTGCTCCAACAAAAACTCGGGAGTCGGTGATGTCTAGTGAGTTCATGCGCCAGGTTGCAACCGTTCTCGAGAAAGTTGCTGAGCATCTCGACCACGAAGAGCACCAACAACAGCTGGTGTCTCAAAGCCAACGCCATCAGATGGCCCAGTCCCTGAACGAAAAGTATGCCGCTGTAACAGGGGAAGAACTGTCACCCGACGTACTGGAACGTATCGCTTCTTCAGACGCCAATATTGTCCGTGCGTTTGAACGGTTAACCGAAAAAACCGCAACAGTAGCCACCGAAGCAAATGACGAACCGGAACAGATGGGTGTAAGCGCTGATCTTGACCGTGGGTCAACGCCCCCGCGTGAGCGTACCAAACAAGCAGCTGCTGATGCTGATGATCATTTTCTCAATTGGGTAATGGAGTAACGTAGGGGGTCGCCCCCCTGTTCGTCTAACAGGAGATAGACATGAGCCTGCTTAACTCGAAGTTTGACATTCTGCGCGGCTACCCGAACGGGAGCGCACTGACCTGGCCGTTCCAGATCAAGAAGTCTGGTGGCAGTTACGTGTCGATTCCGGCTGGGACCATCGTCACCACGGAGCTTGCGGGCACCGGTACGGTGGTTGACAAGGCCACCACGCCCGACGTCTCCATTGCTGATCCCAAGCCCATGTGGCTTGTGGTCGAAGGCAATGACGACTTCTCGGGAACATTCGTCCAGAAGTGCGCGGCCTGCAAGCTGGGCTCGGGCATCATCTGGGAGACCGAAAACTACGCAACGGGTAGTTACGGTCCTGGAACGCCGGTATCCGTAAGCGCTGGTCAAGTCAAAGTCAAGGCCACCAACGAACAGATCATTGGATACGTCCTCGAAGATCGGTCCGCCACCAAGGGAACCATCGTCATCGAGGCCTAGTCGGACAGGGGCGACCCGTCAGTAACAACGAATGCCGGCCCGACCGGCTCAAGTGGAGGAATGAATATGCCTTCTTATCAAACCGAGACCAAGGAAGTCTCGGCCCAGCTGATCAACTCGAACTTCGTCAGGAAGCTCGAAGCCGGCCGGGTCAAAGAAGCGCAAGACGAGGGCTCGGCGTTCATTCGCATGAAGGTCCGCCAGGAGTCGTTTGCGCGCGAGATCATCAACCCCATCCTCCTCGCGGACGACGAGATCGACCGTGACGAGAACACGGACCAGCCCAAGAAGATCGTTGAGAAGGAGCCCGACAGCGTGGCCACCTTCGTGACCTTCCAGGGCACCGGTCCGCGTACCTGGTTCAAGGGTCCCCGCTTTGCGGTGAAGTTCGGGAAGACTGAGTCCCAGCGCTTCACCAAGAACAAGTGGGAGCTGATGACCTACCAGAACGATATCCGAAAGATTCTTTCGGATAACTCCGTCAAGGACATGGCGGATCAAGAGGACACCAAGTACATCACCACGGTCGATGACATCATCGCCCTCAACGCCGCTGTGCAGCTGACCGCCGGCTCGGCGTTCAACTCTTCGGCCTTCCGGAAGGCGCTGCAAGCGATGGTTCACCGTCGGCAGCCCATCGGGAAGATCCTGATGACCAAAGAGCTGTACTACGAAGCTCTCGACCTGCCCGCGACCTCTGTTGGTGACGACGTGGCCAGCCGCCACTACGACGAAGGCATCGAGGAAGAAGAGAAGCTCTGGGGCATCCCCGTGGTATCCACCATGAAGAGCGACATCCTCAACGCCAAGAAGGCGTACGTCTTCGCTCCCGAAAACTTTCTGGGCTGCTTCTTCCTGCTTCAAGACGCGACGCTGTTCATTAAGCAGGAAGCCGACATCATCGAATTCTGGAGTTACGCGGCTCCAGGCATTGGTTTTGGCAACACGCTGGCAATGCAAGCTATCGCGTTCCCTGGCGCTTAATCTAAATTAAGTTGCCAGCGTTTTCGTCCACAATCCCAAACACGGCTTAAACCGCGTTGGTGCGCCCATTCAACTTCCGTTAGGTGGGCGGGACAACCCGTTCGACATTTCATTTGTGATTGTTTGGATAGCCGCTTTCGCGGTTTCGTAACAACAACGTACGTATAGTCCGGCGGAAGTATTGCTACACACGTAAAACCCAAACGAGCATATACATCGCCTTGAGACCAACGATTGTCTGACCATGTGATAAGACTCTTGTAGCCTTTACCGTGTAACGCATACAATGCGGTATGTAAAAGACGACTAGCCCCTCCCGGTACACGAACTCCCCGCGCAAAACACAAGCGGTCTAAGATAAGTTCAGCTTTATTGTGTGCTCGGTGATGCGGTGCCAAAGTTAAAACTGCTAATAACCTGTCCCGCCGCAGCCCCCACGCATAGCGAAGAGCGTGCGATGGTCCCTGTAAATGTTCCTGCGCTAAAAAAGCGTTAGCCTCTCCAACAGATAGTGTTTCAAGCATACACTGCCGCGCCCCTATTGAGTGATGGTGTGCACCCATGCGCGCTAAGAGGACGTTTTCTACCTGCGCTGCATGATCGTGCCACTCATCCTCAAAAAGTGTAACTAACTCAATACCCATCTGCTCACATACACGTTGTTTTTCCCTATGATACTGCCGCTTGCGCGGTGTCGGACTCTTCTCATGATGCCAATACAGACCACAATATTCGATGCCAATTTTCGATACATCGTCATAAAAATCAATGTATTGCCCATTAGGTAGAATACGTTGGCGTGTAAGTACACGCCCCAGAAGATTCTCTAACCGCTTTCCAAAAGACTGCTCTGCGTGCCCGTAAGCTTGTCCAGATACGATTAGGCCTGTTGCACCGTATTTCTCAAGCATGGTCTCTTACGCTTACGTGGATTCGTATCACGAACACCATAGCTGCAGCGTACACAAAGCGGCTGGTCTCT